TCAGGCCTAATCAAAGGCATAGTTACTGGTGATTTTGGAATGTATATGGATGCCGTAGATCAGTTTTATAGTGGTGTAGGCGACATATTTGACGGCATTAAGACGATTGTTACTGCTAAGTTAAATTTTGTAGGTAATGCAATAGTAGATGTATTCCAATTATCAGAAATACCAGACTTAGCCGGATTTATAAAAGAAAAATTTATAGATGCAGTAAATTATGTTAAAGATAATCCATTGACTTTAGTTAGGTTTTTAATTCCTACAGTTAATCTACCAGAAATAATTAATAAGATTTATGAAGCTGGTAGACAATTCATAAAAGACAAAACAGGGATTGAACTTCCTGAAATTAAAATTCCTACTATTCCAGATTTATTAGGCACTGTCAAAAGCACCTGGAATAATGCTAAATCTTTTGTAGATAATTTGATTCCATTTGATTTGCCAGGGCTTAGCATGCCAGATATACCAGATCCAGTAGCAAAGATTGATGAATGGGCCAGCAGCATTAAAAGTAAATTAAGTAATATAGACTTTGGATCAGCTTTGAAGACAGCAATTGAAAATGCTATGGATAAACTGCCAGGTTGGATGCAGGGAATAACTAAAAAAATAATGGACTATCTCCCGCAATCACCTGCCAAAGTAGGACCATTAAGCAAATTGGATAAGGTAGGGCCAGGACTGACTCAAACCATAGGTAAAGGCGTTGATAAGTCCAGACAGCAGGTTACTGGACCTCTGAGCAATATGTGGACTGAGTCAATGATTGCAGAGCCTAAAACTATTGTTAGAGATTATAATCCAATGTCGAGTATATCTGACAGCGGTTTTGGTCAATCTCAAAGTGTTACTAATAATAATTATAATCAGAGCAATAAACAATCCAGCAGTAAGTCAGAAAAGAAAGTTGTTATTGAGAATCTTAATCTGCAAGGCTCGAATAATACTGTTCAGGACGCTCAAAAAATAATTAAAATTATAGAAAAATATTTTGATGGAGAGGCAACAGCTTCGGTAGGTGAGGCCATTGGCTAGATTATATAATGATGATTTTGATATAGAAATTGAAGTTGCTCCTGAAGAATCGGTTAATTTAAAAAATGAAGTTACTGAGAAACCAGTTGAAGACAAAACAGAAATTGCTGATCACATCAATCATCAACCAGTTGAAATTAATCATACTTTTGTTATAGCAGGTGATGAAGCGGAAGATCAGCGAGATAGACTAGAAGAAGCCAGTCAATACGATGAAGTTTTCAATTATATGGATGTAAAAGATTATAGATTATATGAAAATATGGTCATTTTGAGTATTAATTTTAATACGGATGCTCAAATATCTAATGGATACCAGGGAGAAATTTCTTTAAAACAGGTTAAGGTAGCCGAACAGGAAACTATATTTGTCAACCTGGGAACTAATCCATCGACTGGTGAGAAAGTGCAGCAAAATGCTTCAGAAACAGAAGAACGATCAAATGAAACTGAAAATGTAGACGAAGATAGCACTGATCAGTCAATTATTACCTCAATGATTCCCCCTTTTGGCGGTGATGAATGATGGAAGTTAAATATTTACCAGTAAAAAAAGATAATATTAAACAAATTCCAGATAGGTTTTTAACTGATGTAGCAGGAACAGAGCTTGTATTTGAAATAAGTTGGAATCATCAAGGTTTTTTTGCTATGTCAGTTTTTGATTCTACCGGAGAGACTATACTTGAAGGTAAAAAAATAACTTATGGAACAAATATGGTTGACAATATTATTGATGACAGACTGCCAAAAGGAATAGGAATTATAGCACTTGATAAAACAATGGCTGCAGAAAAAGAAGGAGTTACTTACGAAAATTTTTATGACAGTGTAAAGCTATATATAGCTGGTGATTACTAATGTCTAGAGCTTTTGGAAGAAAAGTAATATTTACTTTAGAAAATAAAGAAATTAAATACCCAGAGTTAGATTTGGAGTTTGAAGTTAATTTTAATACTGATTCAGACGGCAATGTTGGCCATGTAAGATTTTTTAATATCAGCAATAAAACTATAGATTTGCTTAAAAAAGATACTAATTTCACTTTGAGAGCAGGATATAAAAATGATGTTGGACTGCTGCTGCCTGGTGTCATATCTTATACTCAAACTTCATGGGATACAACCGATAAAATTACTGAAATTGTAGTAGGCGATAATACTTCTGATTGGCTAAATACTACTGTCAATCAGACTTGGAGAGCAGGTATCAGGGCAAGAGATGTTGCTGTTGATTTAATTGATATGCTCCCCTTCGGAGTTGGAGAAATTAATTTAGCAAATAATATAGATTATCCTAAAGGAAAAACTTTTTCAGGAACTATTAAAGCAGCCCTTGAAGAAATAGCCAAAGATGCAGCTACTAAACTTCATGTAGGCAGGAGCAAAATTTATTTAAGGCCTGAAGAAGTCGGGACCAGGGAGATTGTTAACCTCAACCAAAGAACTGGACTGATAGCTTCTCCGCAAAAAATTGATGAAGACGGAGAGGAAGGTTATAAAGTTCAGTCTCTACTTAATTATAGAATATGGGCTGACAGTATTATAAGGATTGAAAGCAAGACTATTTCAGGCTTATACAGAGTAAAAAAAGGGCTGCATAAATTATCAAGCAGTGATTTCCTTACAGAAATGGAGGTTGTTAAAGCATGAGAGGATCGAAATTAATGAAAAAATTAATTGATCAGGAATTAAAAGAGCTGCATGTAGCTTTGCCGGCTAAAATAGAAAATTATGACGCCAAAAAAATGATTGCAGAGGTAACTTTACTTTCAAAGAAAAAATTATCCGGGGAAGAAGTTACAATTCCTAAAATTATTGAGGTTCCAGTTGCACATTTTAATGCTGGGCCTTTTATTATACGTCCTCCTTATAAAAAAGGAGACACCGTTCAAGTTTTATTTAATGAGAGGGCATTAGACAAACTACTAATAACAGGTAATCCGGAGTCTATTCAATACAAAAGAAAGCACTCTTTTGATGATGCTGTTGTGGTTAAAGGCTTAAAGGTAGAACAAGAGGCTGACCTACCAGATGAGGAATTAGAGAGCCTTTATATCTCCAACCTTGATAAAAAAGTGAAGTTGTATATAAACCCTGACGGCACTTTTAGAATTGCTAACGACCAGGATAACATACAAGTGGAGGTAGTAATTGAAAAAGACGGAGTAATAAGGATTGCTGATAATAAAAACGGGACTGAGTTGAAGTTTGACATAAACAATGCCGGTGATGCTATCTTTAAACTTGCCAATAAATTATTTTTAGGTTCTTCCGGGGCAAGTGAAGCAGCTGCTCTTGGTACGAGCCTTAAAAGTTGGCTTGACAGACATACTCATCCAGGAGATAGCGGAGGAACTACCAGCCCTCCAAACAGTCCGAGTCCAGATCCGTCCAGTAAAGTATTTTTGGAGTGATGATATTATGAAAAGTTTTTATTTAGACCAGGAGACAGGAGACACTAATTTAGACGAGCTTCACAATATAGAGGAAATAACCGGAAAAATGGAATTAGAGCAGGCTTTATGGATAAGATTAATGACAAATCAAGGTGAATGGATATTTGATTTAGACTTTGGTCATCCCTGGCTAAAACTTTTTAGAGAGAAAGCTACAGCCAGAGACCACAGAGCGGAGCTTATCAAAACTATTTATAAAGAAAATAGAGTTAAAGAAATTTTAGAAATAAATGTTGATACTTCCGGCAGAAAAAAGAGAAAGCTTGAAATATTTTTTAAAGTATTGACAACTGAAGGCTTGATTGAGTATGCAGGGGAGGTGGAATTCTAATGTCCGATGAATTTGGTGTAACTGAAAAAGGATTTAAGAAAAAAACTTATCAAGATATTGTAGAGTCGTTAGAAGAAAAAGCAAAAAGTTATTTTGGAGAAGATGTAAATGTTTCATCATCCTCTGTTAACGGCTGGTTTATTAGATTATTTGCTTTTAGTTTATCACTAATATGGTCTGTTGCTGAAAAAGTTTATAATTCAGCTTATGTTATTTTGGCAGAAGATCAGAGCTTAGATTATGCAGTATCTAACCTTAATGTAAAAAGAAAAGGTAAAAGAAAATCAGAAGTTTCACTAACTGTTATAGGAACTCCCGGCACTGAGATAGATAAAGGTTGGACTGTTGAAACCGAAACTGATAGCTCGATTAAATTTGAAACAAAATATAATACTACAATTCAATCAAACGGAGAAACCGAAGTTCAATTAATAGCAAAAGAAGCTGGCGAAAAAGGAAACGTACCGGCTAATACTATCACTGTTATTACTCAGCCTATTTCTGGAATTGATTCGATTACAAACCCGGTAGCTGCTGACTTTGGAAGAGATAGAGAAACAAATCATGAGTTAAGAAACAGATACTTCAATCAGCTTGGTCAGAACTCAAGTGATGTAATTGCGGCTATTACTGCAGCAGTATCTAATATTAATGAAGTTAGACAGGTAAAAGTATTTGAAAACGATACTGAACAAACCAATTCTCTTGGTATGCCTATGAAATCAGTTTTTGCGGTGGTTCTTGGAGGATATGAAGAAGATATAGCTCAGGCTATATATACTGCAAAAGCGGGTGGAATAAGAGCTTATGGAGATATAATCACTGATGTCTATGATGAAGGTGGAACGGTCCATAAAATAGGTTTTTCAAGACCTACTGATGTAGATACATATTACACAATAGACCTCACCACTAATGATGATTACCCCGTAGATGGTGATGATCTAATAACTGAAGCGATTGTTTACTATTTAGATGAATTAATTATAGCTGATGATATTATTCACTCTAAAATTACTCAAAAAATTCATGGAGCCTGCAGCGGTATTGTTGATTTTGAGTTATATATTGGCACAGCCGCAAGTCCAACTACCAAAGATAACATTGAGATTTCAGGTTTAGAAGTTGCAATAACTGATCCGACTAAGGTTGTGATCAATCATGGCTTCTAAAATTTTAGAAGCAATGAAAGAAAAATTTATAAGCTTTGTTAGCAAAGACGATGATTCTAATTTTGTTAAAAAGCTTAAAATGTTAGCTGAAGAAATGGAGATTGTTCAAACTGCATTTGATGATATAGAAGAAGTCAAAAATTTAGATGATGCTTTTGGTAAAACACTGGATCATTATGGGGCCAATGTTGGTGAATCTAGAAAAGGTAATGATGATACTTTATATCGCCTTTTAATCAGAATTAAGATAGCAGAAAACACCAGCGACGGCTCGATACCCCATATAATAGATGCTTTAAGTTTAGCAATAGATAGGCCAGCCGAGGATATTTATGTTCAAGAGGGTTGGCCTTTTGTAACTGAAGAGCAGCCAGCATCTATATTTTTATCATTCCCTTCTGAAGTTTTTAGTGATTACAATATCACTTACGAAAGGTTTATTAATCTTTTTAATAATGTTGTAGGTGGTGGAATAAGTACTGATTTTTTCTTAATCGAAGAGGATGACATCAATATTGTTGCCACAATGCCTTATACTGAAATGTCTACATTACCGTATTGCGACACTATTAAAACGGGAGAATGGACCAATCAGTTTACTGGTGAAATATATTTGAGTAATGTATATGAAAAATATTCGACTCAAAAACAGGATTATCCTTATTTAGCTGGTTTATATTCCGGCAGCACTGATGTTGAATATCCTCAAGGAATAATCGACAGGATGATTGTTCAAGAAATTTACAGCACCACTGATCAAATATTCCCTTTTGCAGCTAATTTAATTTCTGGAGGGTATGAAGAAAGCAATAAAGGTTATAGTTTTAAATCAATACTCAACTTTAATGTTGATTTTGAAAAGTATACTAAAGATTATAATTACTGCAATACCTTTAGATGCGGGGAGGTGGCAATATGATCACAAGTGCAGGCCTCAATAAATTAGCACGAGAAACTGACAGTTTTATCAGTCATGGAACTTATACTGTCGATGGCCAGAAAAAAGAAACTGACATTTATAAAGTCAAAATAGATGGCAGCAAGCTTAGAATTTTCCTTTATTTAAACGAGTCTGAAGGAGTAGGGGATCTTACAAATTTTGAGCTAATTGATGATGAGGGAAGTGTTTTTGCTAATAAACCTGATCAGATAGAAAAAGGAGATCTTAAAGGTTTGTTGATCGCTTTTGATTTTGATATCCAGGAGGTGTAAAAATAAATGATATATGATGAAAATTATACTCCACTCGAGTGGATAGACCATGTAGTTGATGGAGACGGTAATGTCATACAGCAGGGTACAGTTATAAGTAAAAAGAAAATGGAAAGAATAGAATCCGGTGTTCAAACAGCTTTAGGACCATCAGGAATACTCGCTTTCCAGACTCTGCAATTTGTTCAAAAGCTCAACCAGGAATTTGAAAAGATTAAAAAACAAAAAATAATGCAAGGCGAAGTCACCATTGCTGCTAATAATTTTACAGCTGTAGCTTTAACCGGCTTTGTACAGTATGATGCACCTGATTATCAAGTAGTTACTGAGCTTG